CATCATGGCAGATACCTATACCACCAATTTAAACTTGAGAAAACCACAAGTAGGAGGCGCTACTAACGAGTGGGGAACAAGATTAAATACCGATTTAGATCAAATTGATAATATATTTGCAGACGCTGGTAACGGAACTAGTGTTGGTCTTAATGTCGGTAGCAGTAAAACTTTAACAGTTGCAGGAACATTAACCTCTACTGGTACAGCATCTTTTACAACTATTGATGTCAATGGTGGTGCTATAGATGGATCGACAATAGGAGCTAACTCAGCTTCTACAGGTGCATTTACTACTTTATCAACAACTGGTTTAGCTACATTAAACAGCGCAACAATAAGCGGTACATCTACATTAACTACAGTAGATATTAATGGCGGTGCAATAGATGGTACTGCTATCGGTGCTAATTCAGCATCTACAGTAGCCGCGACAACCGTTACTGCTAGTGGTAATGTAAATACTACTGGTGGCGAGCTACAAATCGATGGTACTAACGTGCTAGAAAAAGTATATCCAGTTGGATCTATTTATATCAATGCAAGCGTAAGTACTAATCCAGCAACTTTGCTTGGTTTTGGTACATGGGTAGCTTTCGGAGCTGGTAAGGTTATAGTTGGTTTAGACTCTGGTGATACAGATTTTGACACAGCAGAAGAGACTGGAGGTGCAAAAACACATACTCTTTCTATTAGTGAAATACCATCACATACACATTCATTAAGCACTAGTGATAATCCAGGTGGTACTGGAGAAATAGAGGTTGCTGGTGGTGCGCCAACATCAACACAAACTACACAAGCCACAGGTGGCGGTGAAGCGCATAATAACTTACAACCATACATAGTTGCATATATGTGGAAACGTACAGTATAGGAGCTGACAATGGCCCTATACCCAATTACACCACCCGCAGGAATAGTAAAAAACGGTACTGACTACGCTAACAAAGGTCGTTGGGTAGATGGTGATTTGGTGCGTTTTGAAAATGGTTATTTAAAACCATTAGGTGGCTGGACAAATTTTGAAGGTACTACCTTAGTAGGCACACCAATAGCTATGTATTCTTATAGAACCAATGACGGAGAAAAAGTTTTAGCAGTTGGCACTAGAAGCAAAGTCTATGTATTTTATGAAGATGCTTGGATAGATATAACACCGTCAGGTTTTGTAGGCGATATAGTCAACTCATCAACTGGTTACGGTACATACGATTACGGTGAAGAAGATTACGGTGATGAAAGATCAACATCTACATTGGCACTTAAAGTAGATCATTTTTCATTTGATAACTGGGGTGAGCATTTAGTTTTCTGTTGTTCTAGTGACGGTAAGATATACCAATGGAGACCAGATGCAGGATCAGGATCACCAGATACTATAGCTACACAAATCAGTAATTCTCCAATAGGCTGTCAAGCTATTATAGTTAGTAATGAAAGGCATCTAATAGCCATAGGATCATACACAGATCCAAGAAGAGTATCTTGGTCAGATAGAGAAGATAATACTAACTGGACATCTACTGCTAGAAATACAGCAGGTGACTTGCAAATACCAACAGGCGGTAGAGCTTTATATGCAGTTAAATGGCAGAACGATATTATTATTTTTACAGATGTTGGTATTAATAGGCTTTATTATGTAGGCTCACCTTTTGTATATGGTATACAAGATGATGGCGTAAACTGTAAAGCTATAAGCCCAAGAGCCATAGCATCATCTGGTGGATTTTTATCTTGGATAGGTGAAAACTCATTTTTTACATTTGATGGAAAGCTAAGAGAACTTAAGTCAGATGTGCATGATTATATTTTTGATAACATAAGAGTTGAAAATCAAGAAAATACTTTTGGCACACACAATATAGACTTTAATGAAATATGGTGGTTTTTCCCAGTTGGCGATGACTATCAATCAACACCAAACAGATATGTTATTTGGAATTATTTAGATAACGTATGGTCAATAGGATCAATGGACAGAACATGTTGGGTAGACCAAGGTGTATTTGATTACCCATTAGCATGTGATTCAAGCGGTAATGTCTATGAGCATGATAAGAGAGTTTTATTTGATTCACCAGGAATAGGAACGCAAGTACCATTTTGTGAAAGCGCACCTATAGAAATAGGCAATGGTGATAGAGTGGTGCAAGTTAATCAGATCATTCCAGATGAAGAAGCAGCAACATTACCAGGCATAACAGTAGGTTTTAAAGGCAAGAATACACCGCTAGGAACAGAAACAGACTTTGGTAACTTTACCTTTGAATCAGATGGTTATACCGATGCAAGGTTTACAGCAAGACAGGTATCTATGACAGTGACTGGTTCTTTAACTCAAGACTTTCAAGTTGGCAATATAAGGTTAGACATAAAACCAAGAGGTAAACGATAATGGATTTATCCTCACAAAGACAGTATATACAAAGGGCAACCAATGCTACTGTAGATTTGAGTACAACAAATCCGACTGTAATTTATACAGCACCTAGCGGTGGTGATTTTGATTTTGCAATAATAGAGTCAATTCTTGTAACCGAAGATGGCGGTCAACAAACAAATTTTACTTTAACCATGACAAGTGATGATTCAGTAGTGCATACATTATGGTCGCAATTTAATATAAGCGCACACACAACAACTGAATTATTAACTAGAAGTTTGATATTAACAGCTGGAGAAATTATAAATTGCACAGCTTCTCATGCAAACAAATTAAGTGTAATTATGAGTATCGTAGAATATGCAAAAGGCGATTAAAAAGTCTTGGAAAGAAGAATGGATTAAGTGCAGGCCTCTTATAGCAAAAGCTATAAAATATCAAGATGCCTATACAATTGATGACATAGAAGATAAAATAAGAGAAGGAATATTCTTACTTTGGGCTAGCAACAATGCAGCATTTGTAACAGAGTTTGTAGCATTTCCACAGCACACCGCAATGAATTTACTTTTTTGTGGTGGTGACTATAAAGAGTTAGAGGCGATGTTGCCACACATAGAAGAGTATGCAAAGAAATGTGGAGTCAAAAGGCTTTACGGTGGTGGCAGAAAAGGATGGACAAGAAAGCTTAAACATCTTGGATTTGTAACAGAACATTTAATTAGAAAAGATTTATGAGTAAAGGAAAAACAAAAACAGAAACCACGGCAACGCTACCAGATTGGCAGAAAGATGCCTATCAAGACTATCTAGCTAGAGCGAAAGAAGCAGCCGACATGCCATTCCAGGGTTATACTGGAGATAGGTTTGCTGGTTTATCACCAGAAGAGCTACAAATGGGTGCAGGCATACAGGGTTTATTTGGTAGTGCATTTGGTGGGTTTGATCCTACTGGACAGTTACAACAATTAGCTGGTCAACAAGCTCCACAGTTAGGCGATGTCCAATCTTTATTAGACGTAGACATAGGCGCATACCAATCACCGTATCAACAACAAGTTATTGATCTAGCGTTAGAAGATATTGGCAGAGCAGAAGATATTCAAAGACAGCAGGCGCAAGATGTGGCCATGCGTGCAGGCGCGTTTGGCGGTTCAAGAGGTACCATCTACGAGCAAGAAGCATTAAGACCTTTACAAGAAGAAAAGCTTAGAACAGTTGCAGGTTTACGACAATCAGGATTTGAGTCAGCACAAAGAGCAGCAGAGTCAGATATTGCAAGACAACAACAGATGGCAATGTTTGCACCAGAAATGGAGCTTAGAGCTAGACAACAAAAAGCTGGTTTACTAAGTGGTTTATTGGGTGGACAAACGCAAGCACTAGGATTACTTGGTGGTTACGGTGGTTTGGCCAGAGGATTAGAGCAACAAGGCAGAGACTTTGACTTCAGCGAGTTTATGAGACAACAACAATACCCAGCATATCAATTAGGATTGTTTGGACAGGGTATAGCAGGTATGCCAGCATTGATTGGTAGAAACACAGTTGAAGAACAATTTGGATCACCATTGGGAACATTAGGTGATGCAGCAAAATTAGCTGGAGCTTTGGCATCTGGTGGATATTTTAATCCAGCAGCGCCTACAGGATAATAAATATCATGGGAATAGGAAAACCAAAAACACCCTTAACACAAGAGGAATACGATCAAGCAATTGCAAAACAAAGAAGGCTTGGTATGGCGCTTTCTGCAACAGGAACTGCATTAAAAGGCGGTGATCCTTTTGCAACAGTTTCTGGTATACAAAAGCAATATGCAGCAGAAGATGCAGAAGATGCAAGAATCAGAAATGAAAGAACTTTAAACGCATCAATTGACGCCCTGGACATTCCAGAAACACAAAAGAATTTTTATAAACAACTAAGTACGCCATTAAAGTCACAAGCAGTAATGCAGTCTCTTAAACAAGAACCCAGGAAAACGGTTCAACAAGGTGGTATTCATTATTATGTTGACACGGGTAAGCCTGTATTAGATGTAGACGCTCCCGCGGAAGAGGGAGATGACACAGCTGCAATACAAAATTATGAATTTGCGCAAACAATTACAGATCCTGTATTAAAAAATCAATTTTTAGCCATAACTGGAGCTTTAAAATATGATCCAAATGCAATGGGAAAAGTTGAAGAGTCAAGACAAAAAGCTAAATCTGGTGGTTTGCTTTTAACTCCTGGAGAGAAAAAACTTGACGAAAGATTTACGCAAACAGCAGAAAAATGGGTATCAAGCGGATCCGCGCAAGTGGATGCAAATTTAGCCAACCTGGATAACAAAATTAACAGGTTATATGCTGGTGAGGAAAATGTATCTGGACCTGGGTTTACTTTTATTCCAGAAGCCCTCAAACCCATATTGGCACCTGGAGCGGTTGGGTTCCTAGATGAGATTAGTGATATAACATTCCAATCTTTGAGAGAAACACTAGGCGCACAGTTTACCGAAAGAGAAGCTAATAGACTTATAAGAGCGTCCTTTAACCAAAGCCTTCCAGAAGAGTTAAACATTCCCAGGCTACAAAGACTTAGCGCGAAATTAAAATCAATTAAACAAAGTAAAGATAACCAACTTGCTTATTGGATGGACAAAGGAACATTAAAAGGTTAC